GGTCCATCAATCCTTCAATTGACATTACTAAGGCTGTTTGTGAATCCAAGTCTTTTTGTTCCTTAGATATCTTTTCTTTAAGCAATGAGACGTCATTCTCTTTGCTTATTTGTATTTTTAAAAAATCGATACCTTTTTTTAAATCTGAAATAATTAAAGTAGTCGTTTCGTTTGGCTTACTTAATTCTAATGATTGAAAATGATCTTTTAAAATTTTATTTGAGTCTCTTTTTTCAATGATTTCTAATTTTAAGTCAGACATAGCCTTAATAAACTTATTTTGCTTACTTGCTTTCAACTCATCAAACAATTTTTGAGTAATTTTTGTTCCGCATAAGCTACAACCGGTACTGTCTTCTAGCTTAGAATCAGTCTCAACTTTTAGTCTTAATTCTGATTCTTTGTACTGTGCCACTAATCCAGCGTAAAGCCTTGTCGCTGTCTTAAACTTAGTGTCAATATCATAGTAAGTAGACCAGTCATAGTTGCTAGCTTTTTCTAGTTCATTAGACTTTTGTTCTAGCTTTAATTTTAAATCAACATAATCAACCGCCACAACTTCGCTAATGCTTTTAAGATGCGTTTCAATAATAATTCCCGACTTTTTAAGCGCATCCATCGCTTCTTTTTTCTGCTTAGTTTTTGATTTTCTAATGTCAGAAATTGACATTGATTTCATAAGCCATGCAAACTCGCTGTCTTCAGAAACTTTTTCGCAAAACAATCCAGTAAGATAATTTCTTCTTACCTCCCAATTAAGCGACATGAACGCCAAAGGATTAGACAAAAATTCCAAAGTCTCTACATTGTAGATGTTTGACAAAAGATCCTCGTAAACGTTCTTTTTTACCTCTAAACCATTATAGTAACACTTGCCTATTTCTTTTGATAATACAACCTCTGAACCGTCTACATCTAATAACAAAGTAACTTTTGTCTTTGAATTTTCTTTATTGTAAGGCTCAATTTGAAATCTGGAAGATTGTGTGCTATTTTTGCTAAATACTACCCAACAATAAGCGTCGTAAATAGTTGTTTTTCCAAATCCGTTCGGCAACTCAATCATGTTTGTAATTGGGTCTAGCTCTAATTTTTTGTGCTCAATTCCTTTAAAGTCTTGTAGCTCGATTGATTTTAATATTGCTTTCATATTATTTTTTTATTGGTTTTTCAAAAATTGGATCTTTTACTAAAATCTGCATAGCTGCTCGATGCAACTCTAATTGTAATAATTCATTTTCTTTTTCTAAAGCTGCAATTCTTAACAGCAAGTACTCAATTGTGTTTTCCATGTGTGATTTGTTTTGAGCAAAGATATATAGGTAGATTGGATAAATAAAACTTTTAACATTTTATTAACAAATATATCTTTTCTGTTGTGTTATCTTTGTTGCTCACATATAGAAAAATGAAGCCAAGACCATACCAGCAACAAGCCGTAAATGAAATTTTAAAAAAGTTTGAGACAGTTGAAAGAATATGTTACTCCCTCGCTACCGGCGGCGGAAAAACAGCTTTATTTTCTTTTCTTGCTAAACAGTTTATAGGTAGCAGCAACAAGCGCATTTTAATCATGGCGCACAGAACCGAACTTATTCAGCAAACAGTCAACACACTCTTTCAAATTGGAGTTAAGTCCGAAGCTGTAGTAGCTAGTAAAAAGTACTTGCATCATTCTTCACAGGTATATGTGGCTATGGTTGAAACTATCGCTAATCGATTAAAAAAGAACCCTTACTTTTTGCCTAAAATTGATCTTATAATAGTTGACGAGTGTCACTTGCTGTTCTTTGAAAAGATTTTTGTACATTTTCCTCATGTTAAAATTCTAGGTGTAACAGCAACACCAGCAACGATAATAACCGAGAAAACAATTAGAAATATCGGCAAGGGCAACGAAATGGAATACACTCAAAAATTTGGCTTGCATAAGATATATAAAAATTTTATTCAAGGGTATGCAATTCAAAATTTAATTGAAGACGGCAATTTGGTTCCCGAATTAATCTTTAGAGATACTCAAATTGATCGCTCTAGTTTGTCAATTGACAACAAGACAAATGATTTTAAGGGTGCCAACAATCACGCTAAAAAAATGTGCGCCGTTACAAATTACGAAAAATTTGCTAAGGGTAAAAAAACTATTATATTTACAGCATCGACAAAAGATAACCTATCTTTGTTGCAAGATTTTAAAGAAAAAGGTTATGATAATGCACGCATATTCGACAGCGTAAACAAAGAGGAAAGCGGTAGCCGAACGGAATGTTTGCAATGGTATAAAGACACTCCTGACGCTATATTAATTAATACAGGGGTGTTCACAACCGGTTTTAATGAGCCAACAATTGAAGCGGTATTATTGTCAATGTCAACAGCGTCCTTGTCAAAATTCCATCAGATGGTTGGCCGAGGTGGTCGAGCAACAAAAAAGATATTTAAGGACAAATTTCTGCTTATTGATTTAGGAGGCAATGTTGATACTTTTGGAAAGTGGAGTGATTCGGTTAACTGGGCAGAACATTTTTATTATGAAAGCGCATGTCTACCAAAAAAAGAAGCTTTGGAAAATATTACTTTTTGCGTAGAATGTGACATGATTATTCCGGCTACAATTATTATATGCCCGTTTTGCGGAAATGAAAAGCAAAAAAGAGAAGTAGAAAAATCAAAAGAAAATGTTCATGTAGCTGAGTTAATTTACCCTAGCGGGCAAAAAATTGTCAAGTACTGTGAACTTTACGCAAAAGACAAAGCTTTTGCAGTAGAATTAATGCTTGTACAATGCGTTGATCTGTTTATTTACACCGAAATACCTTTGGAACAAATATCCGCAACAATAAAAAACGGTAATTTTTTTAAGACTATGACTAAAATTATTAATAAAGAATTATTGTTTATTCAAAATTCAGAATTGATCGGAAGTTATAAAAACAATCCTATTAGTGAATTAATAATTAAATTGTACTATTTGCATGAAGCAAGAATCTAAAATTCAGCAAGAAATATTTATTGACTTTCACAACAAGCACCCTAATTTTATTATTCATTCGGTTCCTAATGGTGGCACGAGAAACAAGATAGAGGCTATTGAGCTAAAAAGAACTGGTCTAGTTGCTGGAATATCTGATTTTATTATTCATCTTACAAATGGTTTATGCGTAATGGTTGAAGTTAAAAATGAAAAAGGCAAACAGTCAAAAGAACAAATAAAAATACAGAATAAAATGATAGCTATGAATAGTAATTATATATTAGTTCGTAGCTTAGAAGATTTTAACAATCAAATACAGAAATATTTATGAAGTAATTAAAAAGCCTTATATCGTGGTAGGCTGGATTAAGCAATAATTCATTTTAAAATTTATGATTTAGTGAGATTTATTTATAAATTTAATCGGGATAAAATGGTTCGAATCCATATATTGCACAAAAATTAAAATTATGACAAGATCGATAGATAAAAATACACAAAAACAAATATTAGATTTGTTTTTAAATAGTGACGACAATAGGCTTAAAAGTATAGGTAAAGTAGTTAATTTTTCAACCGTGCCGGTTATGAATGTTATTGATAAATACTTTAATGGTTTAATATATTATAATAAACCAGAATATAAAATTTACCACTCAAAAATGAATTATGAAAATAGAATGTAATAACTGTCTGCACCTTAATGGAATAGTATGTAGAAAAAAATCAAAGAACGGATATAATAATTGCAATAAATACAAGTCCATACCCATGGATGTATTAAAAAAAGAACGCAACGATCTATTAATATCCAAAGAAAATTTAGAAAGATTAAAAACTTTAACAGAAAAAATAAAATTATTTGAAGGTTATTAAATATATTTGCATAGCCGTTACATGAGTAGCGGCTTTTTTCACAATTAAAATGTATAGAAATGGACACAACACAAAAAATCAAAAGACGCCTTCAAACTTTTACATTCGAAGAAGTCGCAAAAGAAATAGGCATAAGCCGAACCACATTGTACAAGAGATTGCAATGCAACGACTGGAAGAAAAGTGAAATTGTTTTGATAAAATCATTATTTTGACATATAAGTATAGTCTTAGACCGGGAAGCAAAAAAGACATTTGCCCATCTTGCAACAAAAAGACATTTGTTCCGTACTTTGAAACTGAAACAGGAAACGAAGTGGCGAAAGCTGGACGTTGTGATCGAGAGAGTAACTGCGGTTATTTTAAAAAGCCAGAAGACAACGAAGCTATTACAGCGCCAAAGTTTGAAGCAATAGAAATACACACAGATTATATCCCTTTGCAAAAGATGAAAGATTTATATTGCTTGGGCTCTTACAATTCATTTAGTAAATTTTTACAAAGTAAATTTGACTTAAAAGAAGTTTTTGCAGCCGAGCAAATGTATTTTTTAACTGGAATTAATAAGAGCGTAATTTTTTGGCAAATTGACCAATTAGAAAGAATAAGGTCGGGAAAGATTATGGAATACAATCCAGTAACAGGCAAGAGGTTAAAAGACGCAAACGGAAAGGCTCACATAAGTTGGGCGCATAAGAAACCGTATAATCTAAAACAATGCTTATTCGGTTTGCATTTATTGAATGATGACCGTAAAAAAGATATTGCAATTGTGGAAAGCGAAAAGACAGCAGTAATAATGTCAATAAAAGAACCTCGATTAACTTGGATGGCATGTGGATCTCTTAATGGTTTTAAAGTAGAGTATTTGGCTCCTCTAAGGCTTAGAAAAATATTTGGGTTCCCAGACAAAGGATGCTTTACGATATGGTCAGAAACCTCTGCTAGATTAAACGAGCAGGGCTTTAACATTCAAGTAAGTGATTTAATTGAAAATAATTTAACGTTGTCTAATGGTGATGACTTAGCAGATTTGTATTTATGATAACAATAACAAACGAAGATAATATGCTTTTAATGGCAAGGTATCCTGACAATTATTTTGATTTAGCAATAGTTGACCCGCCTTATGGATTAGGAAATAAAACGGTAGGTAGTGATAAGGTTGATTTAACAAATAGAAATTCACAACAAAAATTCACAAGACATAAATGGGATGATACTATTCCTTTGAATTCTTATTTTGATGAATTGTTTAGAGTTAGTAAAAGACAAATAATTTGGGGAGGAAATTACTTCCCTTATATTTGGAAAAAAGAATGCAGAGGATTAATAACTTGGGATAAAATGGTTTACATACCGATAATGAGCCAAATAGAATACGCTTGGTATTCTGAAGATAAACTACCAAAATTAATAAAAATAAATAACACAGATATAAATAGAAAACACCCAACACAAAAACCTGTAAAACTTTACGAATGGCTTTTAATGAACTACGCTAAAGACGGCGACAAAATACTAGACACTCATTTAGGTTCTGGCTCAATTGCAATAGCATGCCACAATCTTAAATTTGACTTAACGTCTTGTGAACTTGACAAAGAATACTACGAAGCAAGTTTAAAAAGATTACAAAACCATCAATCACAATTAACAATGTTTTAATTATGAAAGACTTTGATAAATTACTAGAAAAAAAACAAGATTACAAAAATTTCCCAATAGACGTCTTCCCGATACAAGTCACCGAGTACATGCAAGAGCTTAGAGATAAGCTAGGGTGTAATCCAAATTATATGGCTGGGGCATTCATCACAGCTTGCAGCATTTGCATTGGCAGAAGCAAAGCAATTCAGATACGTGATACATGGAGAGAGTGGGCCGTGTTTTGGAATATTATTATTGGAGAGGCTGGAAGCAAAAAAACCCCTTCGACTGCACCTTTTATGAAGCCAATTAGGTCGATTGAATCAGAAATGTATAAAGATTATCTATCTAAGTTAAAAGCGCATAGCAACAATGTAAGCGACGATAAACCTTTACAACCACGTTTATACGTTGGAGACGCAACAATTGAAGCGTATATACAAATTCACAGTCAAAACTTAAGAGGGGTTGCAATTGTGCTAGATGAAATTAGCGGTCTTGTTGCTAATTCGGGTAAGTACAACAAAGGATCTGATATTGAAAAGTACCTATCTGCTTTTTCCTATTCCGATATTTCAGCAGCTAGAAAAGGAGTAGGTATGTCATCCATACTTTACGATCCGTACTTACCAATTTTCGGAGGTATTCAGCCAAAGATTTTGACTAGCTTAATGACCGAACAATTAAAAGACAATGGTTTTTGGGATAGATTTTTATTTGTAAGCGGTAACTTTCAAACAGGGAAAATGACCAAAGAAGATGTAGCTGTTAATGTTGCTAATAATTATGATAGCTATGTCCGTGGCATGTTTGAATTGATTAAAGATACAGAATTTACAAAAGAAAACAGTGATCTAAATGTCGATTATTACCACATGGATAATGAGGCGAAAGACCTTTGGTTTGACTACAATGGAAAAATTGAAGATATGATTGCGGACGGCTCTGAGCTTTCTAACGGAACAAAAAGCGCGTACAGTAAGATGGCCACATACTTTGGTCGATTTATTTTACTTATGCATATTCTAGACAGCATTTATGTATATCCGTTTCAGAAATTAAGAGATGCGCAAATAAATGTGGGCTCAGTTGAAAAAGCAATACGACTTGTTAAATATTTTATGTTTCAATATGAATTAGTCAGCAAAGAAGTCTCTAGCGAAAAAGAGGCGAAAAACATTTTATTTGACACTAAGGGTATGACAATATCGGAAAAAGTAAAACTGTTGCATACAAAGGATCCTAATATGAGCCAGCGGGCATTGGCTAAACATTTTTCAATTAGCGTGGGAAGTATTAATAAAATTTTAAATAGTTAAATTATGATAACAATAACAAACGAATGTAACATGGAGTTAATGGCTCGTTACCCTGACAATTATTTTGATTTAGCAATAGTTGATCCGCCTTATGGGATTAATATAAATGAAAATATGGGATTAAAAAAAGGTCAAAAAAAGAGACATGATAAAAAAGTAGAATGGGACAATGAAATACCTACTGCAGAATACTTTAAAGAACTTTATCGCGTTTCAAAAAATCAAATTGTATGGGGCGGAAATTACTTCCCAGATTTATGGGTAAGCGGATGTAGTCATTTTATATTTTGGGATAAAAAGACGCCAATAGGAATGAGTTTTAGCGATGGAGAGCTAGCTTGGACTTCTTTTAATAAAGCAGACAGAAAATACACTCTTTACAACGAGAGGGTCGGTAAAATACACCCTACACAAAAACCAGTAAAGTTATACAAATGGCTTTTAATAAACTACGCAAAAGAAGGCGACAAGATTTTAGACACGCATTTAGGTTCTGGAAGTATCGCAATAGCTTGTCATAATCTAAAATTTAATTTAACCGCTTGTGAACTTGACAAAGATTATTTTAAAGAAAGTTTAAAAAGATTACACAACCATCAATCACAACTCACAATGTTTTAACCTAGAAATACCGCCCTCAAAAGCGGTTTTTTTGTTCATATACTTTCCTACAAAAGTTTTGTTAAATTTAACACTAATATAATACTTAACTTACAATTTTGCAAAAATAGTGTTCAAGTCACGAACGCTGTGTTCAGGCTTTTTATCAATGGTAGCAAGGCTTTCCGTAGGTTTTGAACGCTTGAACGCAATTCTAAATATCTTTTTACAAACTTATAAATTCTTACATATTCTTTTAGTTAGATATATTATATATGTAAGAATAATATTGTTAATATAATATATAATACTTCTATACGTACGTATGTATTAATAAAAAGATATTCGATTTTGCGTTCAAGCGTTCAAAAAACGTGGTAGCCCTTACTACTATTGACTTTAAGCCCTGAACACAGCGTTCAATAATTGAACGCTATAAAAATAAAAGTAATAATTAACGGATTTGTTCACTATTATAACTATATTTGTAAAAAAAAGATATGGAATTAATTAACTTAGATCATTGCGCTACTAACGACCAAGATTCAATTTTAAAAAAAGAATCATTAAAAGCTTTTATTTTAAAAAATGAGAATTACAATGTAGAACTACTCTTAAATGCTTTAGATGTGAATAGAGTAACATTGATAAAATGGATTAAAGAGATAAATAGGCTGCCTTTAGAAAATTTTAAAGAAAGAATTGTAAAAATGAAATTGAAACACCCAGCATTAACACAAAGGCAAATAGCTATAAACATTGGCTGCAGTCTTGGAAGTGTTAACAAAGCGTTAAAAAAAATAAACATAAACTGAATTTATTCTATCTTTACAAAATGAAAGATATAGCACAACACGGAATCACACAGAAAAAGCATAAATGCAAAATAGACGTTTTAAAGCAGTTTCTTTTATGCTTTGATACTTATGACGTCAAAAGTCTTTCGATCGATTTAAACATGCCAGTTTCGTCTCTAATTAACGAGATTGACAGTATTAAAGGTTGGGAATACATGACGGTGACAACAAAAGCATTATATTTGAAAGCAAAAGGCTTTAAAAATGAAGAAATTAATTTAACACTAAATATAAAACGATGAGTGATTTCACAATTACAAAAGAGCAATTAAGAAGTTTGACGGATCCTAAAGTTAAAGAAATGTTTCCAGATGCTTTTAGAAATGTTTTAGAAGTTGGAAAATGGTATAAAAATGATTTATGGCCCGCAATTTTTTGCGCAAATACAGATTATACAGGCAAAGAGTTTACTGGTTATGGCGTTAATAGCAATGGTTCTTTTTGTAAATACCTTAGCTTATTTTCGCATCCAGATTGGCAAGCAGCAAGCAACGAAGAAGTGTTTGAAGCATTAAAAAGAGCAGCAATTAAAATGGGGTACAAGAAAGGTTTGTATTGTGTTTTTGGAAAAGACAAGCACATTAGAGCTATTGATGGAAATGAATTTAAATGGAGTGAATATTGGGATGCATTATATATTGGATATGATTGTATTTTTCAAGACGGAGAATGGGCGGAAATTGTTAATAAAAATTTATTGTAATGGCAAAAAACGGAAACATACACCCAACTAGGGTATTTAGAACTCCAGACGAATTAGAAAGAGCTTTTGAATTGTATAAAGAAGATTTGATAGTTCAAGCAGGTAGCTGGCAAAAAGTGCAGTATGTAGGTAAAGAAGGGCAACGAATGAGCGACGATTTAAAGCTGCCATATACAATGGATGGGTTTGAAGTATTTTGTTATAAAAATTATGGAACAGTTGAGGATTATTTTAAAAACAAAGATGGTTATTACACCGACTTCTCCCCTATCTGTTCGCAGATAAAAAAAGAAATTAGGTCAAATCAAATTACTGGAGGAATGACAGGGGTTTTTAATACAAGCATCACACAGCGATTAAATAGTCTAGTCGAGAAAATTGAAGACGTTACACCCGCAACTCCAAAGAAAATAATTGTAAAAATTAAAAGAGATGAAAATACTAATCCTTAAAAAATCAATCTTACTTATTAGAATTAATCCGGAAGAAGACTGTTGCAAGTGTTTGTTTATCTTTTTGATAAGTTGGAATGCTTTTAAATTTGATGTATTGAATTTTGATTTTGACAATTTCACAATGAAACAAATCAAAGAATTTTACATAAATTTGTCAGATGATTGGAATCGAAAGTATAGAATTTGAAGAAGGCATATTTAATGAATTATATCACGAAATAGATCGGGCGTTTTCTGATGAAAAGATACGCTTCATATTTATTTATGGTGGTTCCTCCTCTTCAAAAACATTTTCTTATGTACAGAAATCAATTGTTTACATGATGGAAGGCGTAGACAACAATAGCCTAATATTTAGAAAATTCTCAGTTGATATTGAGCAATCAATATTTCAAGACTTCAAAACAATAATTAACGATTGGGGGCTAAACGAATATTTTAAAATACAAAAGCATTACATTGAATGTTTATTAACAGGATCGTACGTTAGATTTAAGGGACTAGATGACAGCGAGAAGATTAAAGGATTGTCTGGCATAAAAAAGATATGCCTAGAAGAGCTTTCGCAGTTTGACATGATAGACTTTAAACAGGTCAAGAAACGTTTAAGAGGGTTAGTAGGGCAACAGATTATTGGTATCTTTAATCCGGTGTCTGAATTGTCGTTTATAAAAACACAAATATTTGATAATGAAATTTTTACAGATATTGAAAGCAAAATACAATCTAAGCAATTTAACCAATCAGGAGATACTTTAGTTCTGCGGACTTGTTATCTTGACAATATTTGGATTGTTGGTAACGGTAAAGGTGGGGGTTTTATTGACGTGCATGTTATAGCAGATTTTGAGCGAGATAAAATTAACGACATAAACTATTATAACATTTACGCATTAGGTAACTGGGGTAAACTTCGCACCGGTGGCGAGTTCTTAAAACAATTTAAAAGCGATAAGCACGTAGGAATATATCCTTATGATCAATTACTACCAATTCATATATCTTTTGACGAGAATGTACTACCTTACTTAACTTGCAACGTATTTCAGTTGTCAAATAATGTTTTAAGACAGATAGATGAGATTATGTTAAAGGATCCTTTAAACACGCTTAAAGATACGTGCGAAGAGTTTATAAAAAGATACGGATCAAACAGGCAGGGACTTTTTATTTATGGAGACGCAACCAGCCGCAAACAAGACACTAAGATTCAAAAAGGGCAAAACTTTTACTTATTGATTAAAGTATATTTAAAATCAATGCGTCCAGATTTTAGGATTCCGCGTGCTAATCCATCAGTCATTATGTCCCGTAACTTTACAAATGAATTATTAGCTGGAGAGGTTGATGGACTTACAATTGCGTTTGATTCTAGATGTAGAAATTCAATTAATGATTATCAGTACTGCACGGAGAATGAAGAGGGTAAAGTCAATAAAAAAGTAATTAAAGACAAATTAACTGGTCAAAGTTACCAGGAGTTTGGACACGCTTGCGATACGTTGAGGTACATATTGATTTCTATGTTTGGTGAAAAGTATAAAAAGTATATGAAAGGTTAAATTAATTTAAAGAGACTAACAAATGATTCTAGGCATAACATTAAATCGATTTGCAAAGATAAGATCTCAAGGAGAGAATGTAAAGTATAATTTCTTGACTAAGATACTTCTTGAAAAAAAACCAGTAAAGAGATTTAAGTGCAAGGAAATACAAGATCTTACATTAGATCAATTAGTTAATTTAGAAATGTACCTTCAAGATGAAGATTATAGTAAATTTTGTTCTATATTTGTAGTTAAGAAATTTTGGCAAACTATTTATATTCACAACATGTCATTTATCATTATGGAATTTCTTTGTCAGCAAAGAATGCATTATGAATTATATGATTTTATTTTTGACCCCCCGAGTTACGGTGAAGATGCAAAAGAGACGACGGGGTCAGAATTAAAAAGGGAATTTGTGGAAAGGTTTGGAAACTATGTCATATTGATGGATGTTATCTGTAAAGGAGATATGACAAAGTACAAGGCAGTAGAACAATGGAAAGTAAGTGAGTTCTTTTTTTGGGCAAACTATTTAACAGGTCAAAGAATAATAGAAGGGGTAAAATAAAAAAACATGGCAAATCAATTATCAAAATTATTAACATTCATTATTGAGATTTACGATGCGATACCGCTTGTAAATACTATCTGTTTTAAAGATGATGATGTAGTTGATGTCGAAAAAGAAAATGTTTACCCGCTTGTATCTATACAGTTGTTATCTGGACCAGCACCAGATTGGTACAATAGGCAGTATATAATTGCTTTTGAAGTTCTAAACCAACGAGATGACACAAAGACCTCAACAGGATCAAAGCTGTTATCTGACGCAAACTACATTGATAACATTGGTATTACAGATAGCATAGCAAACAATTTTTTAATGGAGATTTTAAAAGACCATAATGATTTAGATATACAAATTGTTGACGGTAGCATCTCAACATTTGAGCCGGTAAGAAAAGACGAGCGAAATGCTCTCGACGGCGTTAAGTTTTCAGCAACATTTATGATGCATCAAAATGGAATATAGTGTCGCTCAAATTAGACAGTACATAAGGGAAGTTATAAGAGCTTCAAAGAATACCGCTCGCGTTGATTCCGGATTGTTAAAAGACACAATGAGAGGTGCGTATATTGGCAGAACTAAGTCAATTGAATTTCGACAATTATTCTATGGAGCCTACGGAAATAACAGCAAGTTAATTGCAAACGCTGAAAAAATAATACCTAAGGATTTACCATGGACGGTAATTTTTGAAGATGAAGAAGGCAGGCAGACCACGGTAAAAGGTACCACAAGAACAGGAAGAGAAATAAGAAGGTCGGCAATATCTCAAGCAAATGTAGGTACTGATAAGATTAAGCAATTATTAAAATCTTTAAAGATAGCAGATGGCAGCACGAAAGACAATACAACAAAAGGAGATAGAAGCATTGACTAAAAATAGTTTACTTGAATTAGGCCGAGTAATTAAAGTTGTTACTGCTCGTAATTCCAAGGTAAGTAAGTTAGAGAAAGATCACTTACGGGATTCTATTGGACGTGCTGTAAAGCCGTTCAATGTTTTGATTTTATCACAAAAATTTTACGGACAATTCAATACTCCAAAAGGAAAGCCAACGCCAAAGAATCGAACTAACTTAACTGACACGCCTATGGAAAATGCAATTCAAGAGTACCTTCCAGACGCTACAAATGTTTACGTAAAAAATATGATTGATTTATTAATTAGCCCAATAGTTTAATATGCCATTAGCCACACCCGCACTAACCAATATAAGTACTAAGTCTCAAATTTATTTAGCCGAGTCTCCAGTTCATTTTAATTTTCAAAATGAATTAGCAGACGCAAGTATTGCGAGTGTTACGATAGAAGTGTATATTTGGAGAGGGTTTCAAACTGCTGATCTTCCTGCTACGCCTAGACTTGTATTTAACAATGTGAAAAAAGTTAGTCCCGCAGACAAATACATTGCGATTGAATTGCACAATGAAATAAAAGCATTTATTACAAGTTCTAACCTCAATAAAAATAACCCCCAATATGCGTACAACACAACTTCAGGAGCGACGACAGCGGGGGAAGGGGTTTACTTTCACATAGTTTACAAAGTAGATACAGAGAGTGTTAAACAATTAGGATCTTTCTTTGCTACTTCAGGTTATCGTTATTCATTTGAACAATTAGGCGGACCTTACAGTAGCTACAATGACGTGGAAACTGCTAGAAAATTTGCTTTAGGAATCAACTACAGCAAGTGGGATATAAATCTAGATACAGATTTCGCGTCTTCTTTTTCAGGAATAGGAGTTGACGGGATGATTGTTAGGGATTTAGTAAGCACATCTGACAGGCAATATCAAACAGGCGTTACTTGTTTGATAGCTTACTTAAATAGATTAGGTTTATGGGACACTTTTACTCCTTTTGGCAAGTTTGTAACGCAAGAACCTATTAAAAGAGACGAGTTTGCAAGTACTTATCGTAACCCATTACAGATTAATAGTCAAATTCAGCATCTAAAACAAAACGGATCGCCTACAGGGTTTCGAAAGTTTGCTATTAACAGTGGATTAATTGACGAAAGTAACAATTATCAGATACGCGAGTTAAAAAATAGCTCAAAAATATACCTAATTGTCTTTGGTAATGATGTTTTTACGAATGTTCAGGCAGGAATTACTGTTGACAGTACGATTGTTACAGTTGACAACACAGAAATCACTGTAGATAGCGACGTTGTAACGCTTAATAATTTAGGATTTTACAGTAAATTTACTCAGATTCCAGTTAGATTTGTTGGAAATGATTTTACTATAAAGACTAGATTAAACGAAAAAAGTTCCATATCTTACAATCTTGAATTTGAAGAAACGAACAACTTTATAAATAATATCTTGTAGCATGATCCAAATATACATCAAGCACACTGACAATAATTTTTATTTACTAGACGTAGAGCCAACGGAACTTATTAATTTTAAATTAACGTCAAAGGACCTTAGTGACATTTCAAAGATTTTTAGTCCATTTACGCAATCATTCAATTTAAAAGCTACAGACAAAAATAAAATACTTTGTGGATTTATTGGAAACGAAAAAATACAACGTGCTAATTTGACAGGCGAATTTGATTCAATGATTTACATTTCTGGATTTTTGTTTCAATCTGGAAAGATTACTTTTGACGAGTCTGACTATGAACTGCAAGATCAGAAAACTTTAAAAACTTCTTTTGCAAGCAACCTAACCAGCTTAACAGATAGGCTTGGTGACACAACTATTCAAACATTATTCCAAGATGCTAACGGTGCATTTGATGACGCCGTAAAAGTCGAATGGAATTATATTGCTTTACGTGATAGAATGAGATCAATAATTAATGTTCTTATTCCTAGCACTAATATTGCCATGCGCTTTGGCATCCCTTTTATTTCAAATAATAGAATTTTCACATACGACGAGGTTAATCTTGACGTTGTAGATAACATTGCTTTCAAACAAATTAGAACAGAAGCGACTGTAAATCAAATATCATTATCAGAAGTTCGTCCCGCTGTCAGTTTTATGACAATTATGGAACACTTAATTTTAAAAATAGGCACACCAATAATTTGCCCAATTTTTGAAAGACCAGAAGTTCGTGATATTTTTGTTTGGTGCAGTTCGGAAAGTCTTGTGGTTCCGGATGCAAAAGCATTTGCGTTAATTAATTATGAGCCTATTGTTTTTTTCCGAACTAATTTTAAACAAGATGAAGGAGCGGTAGCCGTTCCTGCTAGGGGAAATGAAAAATGGATAATGACAAGTGATCCATCAACTGGAATTTTTAAATGTAAACGTAATAATGCAACGTCTGGGGAACAAGGCGGCTGGGGAGACGGGTTTGATGTTAATGTAAATTTTATTAATTTAGTGCCGTTAGTTGATACCGAAACAAAAATTAAAGTAAATTTAATTAATAATGAAACGGGTATAATTTTAGACAGTCAAGAAATTACAGGCAATATTTTTACCTTTCGTATAACAGATACTCGAGCAGAGAATCCCACAATGCTTGATTCAAATGGCGAAATATTTTTACGTGTTGAAATTTTACCTGTTACGTTATTAAAATGGGATTATTTAGAATTTCAAACTTTACAAAGATTTAGATATTCCAGAAAAGTATTTTTTAGCAATAGAGTTGCTAGGGCCGACTACTTTGCAACTTCTAGAAATAATACGGCGTCAGGCACATTAGGAGGTAATAAATTTAATTTAATTACAGCCTTACCAAAAAAAAAATGTACTGACTTTTTGCGAGACTTTTTTAAAACATTTAATATATCTGTTGTGTCAACAGGACTTCCAGATCAATCTATGTACTGGTTGACGCCAGAAGATATTAACGAAAACAACAAGCCGTATTCCAAAAGAATAGTGGATTACACTTCATACGTTGATATAGCCACATTAAACAAAAAAAAAGCAAACGAGTATAATTTATTTTCATTTACTCCTTTTGCTTCAAAGTATTTTGACGGAACATATTTTAATGGCGAAACTTTTGGCTCACTAGTCTATCCATTAGTAACTGTGCCCAAGCCAACAAAGTATGAGATTAAAACCGAATACAGCATAATGAATCAGCGTATTTTAATTAGCCATCCGTCTGGAGTTAAAAGTTGTTACGGGTTCTCAAAAGACACGCCAACTGTATTGGATAGCGGGGCTGTTAGGTATAAACCAGTTTACGAAGAATTCACTTTGTTTTATTTGCAGTCCAAAGGGCTTGATTTTAATCCTGTGTCAATTGAATATACTCCGACAATTAATCAGCCATTGTACGGGTTGCTAGAAGCTAGTTACCGGAATTTATTTAATGGAAAAACCTTAGCTTTTGGCGCAATAGGAATTGATACTGACTCTTTATTTTTGAATTATTACAATAGTTTTATTGAGTTGTTGCTAGATCCTAATACTTATAAGAGTGAGTTTGTGCTGAATTTACCAGCAAATGAAATATTTTTAAATTTTAGCAATCTTGCCCAAGGGGAAAGCAACATTCCGACAGGTTTTAGGGCGCAAAACGAGTTTATTATAAGCGAGCAAAGGTATCAATTAGTTGAAGCGGCTATAGGATTGACAGATGGAAAGACAAAATTAACAGGTTTAAATTTTTAATATGGCAAACGAAGAAAGAAAAGTAAAAATCATATTTGACACAAACGCGCAAAAGGCAAGCGTCGAGACAAGTAAATTGGGTGGGTCACTTGATCAAGTAGAGGAGAGCGCCAAGTCAACCGGTAAAGCTTTTAAAGACTTAGATCAAACGTTTGAGCAAGTTTACGGAGATATTAAGCCGCTTACCGCAAGAATGGGAGAGGCCGAAGATAGGCTTTATGAATTAGCATTAGCTGGACAAACAGCAAGCGAGGAGTACAAGTTATTGCTTGCGTCAGTTGCAAATTATAGAAAAATACAAATTGAAACAGACAGGACTGTTGACGCGGCCGCCACTACTTTGGCTCAAAAGTTAGGAGGAGCTGCTCAAATTGCAGCAGTAGGAGTTCAAGGAGTTACTGCTGGAATGGCATTATTTGGCGATCAATCGGAAGACACCGAAAAAGCATTATTAAAAGTTCAATCTGCTATGGCTTTTGCGGACGCAATTAGTAGCGTGTCAGAATTAGGAGGTCAATTCAGGGTATTGAAATCTTTAGTTGTTGACAGTACAATTGTAAATAAGGCAAACGCTGCGGCCACAGGATTAGCCACAATAGCCACTAAATTGTTTGGTGGTTCAGTAGATGCTACATCAACAAGTTTTAAGTTTTTAAAGGGTGCGATAGCAGCTACAGGAATAGGTTTGTTAGTTGTTGGAGTTGTAGCGTTAGTTCAAAATTTTGATAAAGTTAAGGAGGTTGTTTTAAATTTTGTTCCAGCTCTTGCAAGTGTAGGTACTACCATAAAAAATATAGTAAATTCAATTACGGATTTTATTGGAGTGACATCGCAAGCAGATCGAGCAATTGCTAAATCAAAAGAACAAGCCGAAAAATCATTAGCACAAAATCAAAGATACTTAGAGCGCAACGCGTCAACATTGTCTGAAGCGCAAAAAAAAGAAATTGAATTAAGGAATGAGCATTTTAGCAGAATTAGCGAGGGTAGATTTAGCGAAGCGGAAAGTGTTAAAATATATCACGAAGCACAAAGAAAAGAAGTTAATGAAAAAAATAAAGTTCTTAACGATCTTGAAAAAACCGCACAAGAAAAAAGAAATTCGGAAGCAAAAGCATTAAGGGATAAAGCAAGGGAAGAACAAAATGCAATAGATACTACTTTAAGACAAGCCGAAACTGACAAACTTAATAAAATTGCATTAGATAATGAAAAAGCTTTTGATGATGGTTTAAAAGTACAAGCAGACGCCGCTAAGGCAACAGCTAATGCGCTGCTATCTGAAAATGAATTAAAAGTACAGGCAGAAAATGAAGCTTATGCGATAAAATTAGAGGCGTTAAAATTAGCAAATTTAGGGACAGAAGAGGTTGAAGCAGAACACAAAAGAGTTTTAGCAGAATTAAATAATGAGTTTTTTGCAGGTGAAGCTGACAAAGCAAAGGCATCGGCTATTAAAGAAATTGAAATTGAAAAAGCATTAGAGCAAGCGAAAAAAGAAGTTCGAGAAATAGGATTATCAAATATTGAAAGTGGCTTACAATCTCTTAAAAGTATATTTGGAAAAAACAAAGCCGTTCAAAAAGGAGTTTTAATCGCAGAAAGTGCAATTGGAACTGCTAAAATTATTCAAAATACATTGGTAGCTAACGCTAAATCAGTGGCATCTTTTCCTTTAACAGGTGGATTACCATTTACGGCTATAAATACAGCATCTGGAGCGTTAGGAATAGCGGCAAACGTGGCAGCGACTGCAAAAGGATTGCAAGCATTAGGCGGTGGCAGTGCAGGAGCAGCATCTGGATCAATTCCAATATCTGCAGGAACTACAAGAGCAGCACCGCCCCCAGTAGCATTTAACAACACCGCTGAAAATCAAATCGGTCAGAGTTTAGGGCGAGCGCAAGCGGACCAGCCGCCAATATTGGTCAGTGTAAACGTGGCTGATATAAATAAAGCACAAAAAGAAGTGTTAGTATTAGTTAATAAGAATAGTTTTTAGTATATTTACATATCCATAAAAAATGTGAAGATGCATTTTACTCGATTGTTTTTTAAATTGTGAATTAAAAGCCTACCTGATTTGATACTCGGGCAGGCTTTTTTTTGTTAAAAATTATTATGAAAAAATACGAATTACAATATACTAAAGGAGAGACAGGAGTTTTTAGAATGTCGACGGTAGAAAGTCCAGCGACAAGAACTACTCTAGTAATGTTTGACGACGAGTGTAAATTACTGCAATTTGCCGATGAGGAAAAGCAAGTGATCTATTCAGTTGCAATGAGACCTAATATTTTAATTCCGAGAAAAGATATAAACGGAGAGCCCGCACTTGTTTTTTATAGCGAGGAGACAGTTGAGAATTTGCAGCAAAACTTTTTTAAAAATAATAGTCACAACGGAGCGACCGTTAACCATGATGGAAAAGTTAGAAGTGATATGTATATTTTTGAAAGTTGGATCGTAATGGATGCGGAAAGAGACAAGGCGGCAGTTATTGGAATGGATGTTAGAAAAGGTGATCTTGTCATGGCACAAAAAGTTGATAATCCACAAGTATGGGCAGATGTAAAATCAGGAAAATTGCAAGGCTTTTCAATAGAAGCATATTTAGAACCAGTATTAACCGAAGAAAAAAAGATAGAAATGACAGACGAAGAATTTAACGCACGCGTTAAGAAAGTACTTATGGCTGAAGCCTTAGGCGACATGTACATGGTAGGAGAGAAAGCTTATTACCTTGACAAAAAAGAAATTGGGGGATTGCTTACTGACATTGACGGAGTGCCATTTGCAGGTATTACCGAAACAATTGACGGCTTAGTAATGACAACCGACGAGAACGGATTTGTTATTGATGCGGTTCCATTTGTAGAAGAAGATGCAGCTGAAGATCCTAAACCAGACATGACAAAAATGATGGACGATTTGCAAGCCGAAAACAATGATCTTAAAGCTCAAATTGTAGCACTAAAAGAAGGTAACACTATGATGTCAAAAGAAAACGCTGCCATTAAAAAGGTATCAATAGAAATGACTGAGGAGTTAAAGAAGGGATTGAAAGCAACTTCTGACGGGAAAAACGTTGAAGAAATGAGCGCATTGGAAAGATACCGCGACAAAAAATCTAAGTAAATGGGGACGTTAATTCAAATGATACCGTCTGGAACACCTGCTGGAGTCGCTTTTACAGGCGATACAGTTGACATGGAAACGTTACCTATTAGATACAATCCTGCAACTGTTGGCTTGCAAATTAAAGCAACTTCAATAGGTACGGGTGACGTTGTGATTTCAATGCAAGAATCTAATGACGGCATTAATTGGGATGCACTGGAAACAACGTCTCAAACAGCAAGCTCAGGCAATAGTGTTTTTACAATTCCATTTTCAGGATTAAGGAATAGGTATATTAGGGCTATTGTTACTAGAACATTAAATAACTTAGGAACAATAAGTGGGATAGCGTATTTCACTTAAATAATTAAATAAAAAAAACATGGCAGCAGCAAAAGAAGAGGTTTTAATAACATTAAACCCATTTACAGAGGGCGTATCGTACGCGGAATTTATTATCTCGTTAGGAGATAAAGATATTGACGAAGAGCTAGGATTACTTGGTTGTTCGGTTCAGCAAATCAGCTGGTTAAAAAAAGATTTAGAAATTTATAAAACATTATAAAATATGCCAATTACTTACAGCCCAGTAGCACTTAGGGGAGAAGCAGTCTCACCGATCATTCAAGAAATCTTTTTCGCAAATAAAACTGTCGAAAAAGGTATTGTCAACTTTGCCGATGATGTAAAAGCATCGACAATTATCACGGAAACTTCCGTAACTGTAGTAGGACAAGCCTACACAGGAGAAGCTTTAACTTCAAGCGGCGGACCTGTGTTAAGAGACCGTGTAGCAAATCCTAAAAAAATCGAGTACAAGTACACGTTTAAAA